GATCCATCACAATACAGATAACCATCATGCGTATATGCAGGATTATCACCAGATTGATATGCATTTCCAGCAATATCAGTCAATGCTGGATAATTCGTAGCATTAAATTTGATAAAATTATGGTCATAAGAATTTTGACCCGTCTTTAAGTTGGGTACAATTGCACCAATCGGTGTCGTATCTACTAAAAGATCTGTTAAAAATCCAGTTCTGCTATTTCTATAACTCTGCGACATAATTAGATTTTAATTAGATACTCCATGATGATAAATGGTGAAGTTGCTGCGTCCACCGATACTGATGAATCAACACCAATATCCATTGTTGTCACAAGGTTTTCTGGTGGAACAATGATTGCTCTGGTCTTCACCTTATATGTATGCTCATTAGTCTCCAAATCAATTCTATGACTGTGAAGTGTTGGGTCTACACCAGCAGTAGTCGGTAAATCAACTGTATCCGTAATTACGTTTTCAATGTCTGGTGTACAGCGAGCATCTTGGTAGTTTAGATTACTTTGTAAAGGCAGAACATCATACAGACTATTGTTGTTGAAGTCTTCAGGAACACCAGATGCACCTTGAACGTAAGTTGCTGGGACATCATTACTAGAATCTTGCGTCGCTGAACCGTCCGAAAAATAACAAATTGAAGTAAAACCGATGTTAATAATTTCGTTAGTATTAGTATATCTAGTTACGTTTGACTGGTCGGCAGATCCTTGTAATTGAGATCTATCAACACTAAATGAATTATTATTCAAACAGTTATATGTGTATTGCTCACCAGCACCAAAAATACAACCACCATAATAAATCGTCTGGTATAATCCATCCCCCCAAACTGGCGATCCAGAGAATCGCGTACCAGCGTTTGGATTCCATGGATCAATCGCTAGACATGGTTGCTGTCCACTGCCAGGGATTCCACTGTCATTTGTAGTGTTATCCAACCAATCTTGAATATCAATTGTAGATGCATTTCTGCGACCAGTTTGTCCTTGAGCAATTGGTTCCGATGTTGATGCCTCATTAGTAGACAAGTTTCTTGCTCTTACTGCAGAGTGGAAGTGAGCATGTGGATGCAATGCATTTTCTTCCACACCTTCTTGATCTGTATAATGAGTATCACCAGCATATGTGTATGATGGTCTACCGCCGATTCTGATCTCTTGAGACGGTACACTAATCTGACCACTATATGTAATTCTCACAGATTCTTCACCAATAGCAGATACTGACTCAATACCAATACCAGACCTGCTAATTTCATTTCCAAGTGCATTATTGAGTCTAATATTGTTGTATACACCTGCGTTAGCACCAGACGTTGGTTCTGGATATTTAGATCCAAGATCAGGAACAGCAAATTGAGTTTCTGTGATTGTATCTAATGGTGTACCATCAATATTTCTTCTGAGAAATTTTGATTGTTCTCCCGTTCCAAGGATAGCAGCAAGTCTTGGATAATCATCCGCAAAATATCTTGTTCCATCGCATTTCAAATATCCTGCAGGAAGATTGATAGCATTTGCACCATCTGCTGGATCTCCATCATATTGAACAGGCCAGATAATAATCTGACCTGTTAAATTACCATACTTTGCTCTTTCTTTTGAGTAAAATGTTGCCATTAGTATGCCTTGATGATGAATGTGACGGTGACACTTGGTTGAGCTACATCACACGAAATATTTAGAGCATTCTCTAAACTCTCTGCTTGTAGTGACGATCCATCTGCATCAGATGCAGTGTGTGATGGTGGTCCAAACATAGATCCTTGACCCTGCTGAATCTCAAAACTACTATGATTATGTGCTCTGAATGCTTGATTTAGAGGATCCTTGTTAGCTGAAGAAAGGTTCAAACTAGTTGGCCATGTACCATGCCTAAACTTTAAATTGTATGAACCAGAAGCTATAGCAGGAGTAGATAACGTAACAACATATTGTTGAGTTGCATCATCAACTTCTACAGTCTGAACGTAAGTTCCCTCTCGCAAAATATCATATTTTTCATCATTGCTATCTGGTGTTACATACATTAGTGGTGTAATTTTGTCATATTGATACCAATCATCAGGAAATGTCCCATATGAAGTTCTTAAATCGGTTCCTGCGGGCAAAATTACTCTGTTAGTAGCATCTAAAGTGCATCCAGAAACGGAAAAAGGAAAAGCAGTTTCTGGATCATCAACAAGACCATCAGCTCTTACTGGAGATCCAGTATCATATCCAAAAAAGTTTGGTCTGCTTCTCTCTTCCATTGGTCTAGGAAACATTCCTTGATGACATGGAGTTTTATGACTATCAACTGGAACAGTGTCAACAATCTGATCTGTCTCACCACGTCCAAATATAGTTTGAGTATAAGTATCTGTCGCATGACCAGATCCCCTACTTGCACCAGACCTGAAATTACTCTCTCCAGCAGGAACAAATCCCCAATAATTTTTTCCTGTACTATCCTGAACAAATTCCATGAAACCGTCACATCTTGGAAGAGTATTTTCCTTATTGCCATCCCCATAGAAAGTGATATTCTCTGCACCACTTTGCCATGTTGTTGGTTCTTCAGCTCGCAAAGCACATGTGTTTGGACCCTTTGATTGACTACACTGGTTTGTACTAGAAGCATTACCAGTCATAACAATTCCAGTGTCAGTTCTAAATGGCATAGCACCAGCACCCGTTGGGTTTGCAGAACGAAGAGAGTCAGAGTGACCATGTTGGGGGGTATGATTAATACCCAGTTTTCTATTCAATGTATGGACAGTTTCCAAAAAGTCTGGGGGAGACAAGGTAATGTCAGTGAATTTGAAATACAAATTACCCGTCAAGTTTAGTGTAAAATCAATATCAGCAGTTGCTTCATGTGTTGTTCTGATAGCAACTGTCTCACCATACTCAGAAACTAGACTACCAATAGTGGTTCCATTATCATCAAATACAGTGGTTGCTACATCCGATTGACCATATTGATACGCTGGAATGTCAAGATGATATCTTTCCAAGTCCATCATGACACTGTTTGAAATCTGAGGCAATCTAAATGTTGCAACAGTTCCATAATACGGGAACTGATAATGATTTCCCAAATTATCAGTCATATCTCCACCATATGTGTCACCTAAAACAGATGCCAATAGTGGATAGTCAGCAGCATTTAATGTTTGTCCTGTACAAACAATCCATCCTTTAGGGATGTTTGAGGCAAGGAATCCATTGCCTCCATCCCCTCCCCAAGGCATGATGGTGCCAATTTTGGCAACCCTCATGCTTTTAATTGAGTCGTAGTATGCAGTCATTTGTTTCTCTTTAGAGTTCCATCAACCACCAACCACGGAGTGAAGGTGGAATTGTTCTTGCATTTGCAGATCCTTCAATGTCAACAACACCAGCATAAAGGAGACCAAATGCAGCGTTGCGAGTTTGGATAACAAGTTCTCCAGAATCCCATGCGGTTGTGAGTGTTTGACCAGCACCAGCACCGATTCTAGAACCAGTGCTATCACCCTGAATTGGAGTTGCGGCATTTCCAATCTTCAATGCTCTAATGATTAGACTGGTGTTATATGTCAGGTTTCCACTAAGTTCAATAAAGCGAATCATGTCACCAGTTTGTGGATTGGATGGTAGATAAAGAACCATGTTGCTTCCAGAAGAAGCATTGACAATATAGTTATTATTTACCTGTAGTGGATTATCCTGCTGCTGTCCAATGCCAGTTGCGGGATCAAATGCAACATAGGTCTGTCTTCTACCACCGTTACCTGTCCAGTATTTCTCAATGCCGAACGAATCAATAGCGTTGTTATGATAGATTCTGAAGTCTTTAGCACCCTCAGTTCCACCCTGACCAGCAGATCCTAGGTTGTCAATGTGGAACATGATTTCAGATGCAAGTTCCTCTTCTCTAACCTTACCTGCCTGATAGAAGGTTTCACCCATCAAGACATTACCTTCTCTGTTAGTAACACGGAAGGATGTTTCGGTTGAGCAGATACCATTCTGCTGACAATCATCATAGTAAACCTTGAGGTCACCGTAAGCAGTAACACCGCCCTTAATGGTTAGACCATTGGTTCCGTTGAGTGGATCTTCAATAGAACCATCACCAGAGTGACCGTCGTCGTTAGCAACAGTCATGACTAGAGTCTTGCCATCAGAACCATACATTCTGAAAGCACCGCTGTAGAGCGTCAGATCATCATAGATCTTAGTCTTACCACCACCATAGAGGTATACAGGATCAGTTCCAACAGTGTTTGGATTTCTGACTTGCTTAGGCATCTTGATTGCATAGAATGCATCAAGTGATCCATCAACACTATCAGCAACGAAGAATTCGGTGCCGATTCTCATCATGGTGAAGTAATCTAGTTTTGGTGAAATTAGATCAGCATCACGCAGAGTGAGTTCTAGTCTCAGGTTGCTGGTGTTTGGTGTGCGTGCTTTGCGTGCAGTAGCACGATCACTTTGTGTACCAGGAAGATCATGTAAAAGTGTAGTAGTTCTATCATACTTCTCAAGTCTTACAACCTGAACACCTGCTTGGAAATTCTGTGCAGTTGTTCCTTCTTTTCCACGACCACCACTTGGGTATGCAGCGTTGCTGGAAGTTGGTAGGAAGAAATTACCATTTGACTCATATGGATCATCAGTGATCTGAATGATCTCAATCTGAGAATCGGTAACATACATCGCAACCAAATCACCAACCAAGAAGGAAGTAAGATTTGATGCAATCTGAATGTTGGATGTAGCAGCAACAATATCTACAGAAAGAGTCGTAATAGGACCAGTTGACAGTGCCGATTGAGGATCAAATCTATAAACAGTACACTGATCAACATCTGCGGTATATGCAGCAGGTGATGTGCCAAACTGCTCTGCTAGGAAGAATACAGTACCATGAGTATTACCAATCTGAGTATCACCTGTGCAGGTATCAACCTCAAAGGTTGTGATTGGAATTGTATTACCATTTGTGATGGTAAGTTTGTTGTTGGTTGGTGCGTTAGTGAATGGAGTTGTGCAGCTACCATTTATAGACAGTTGACCATT